GAAAATAAAAAGGAGAAATAAAGAATGAACAATTTATTAAAAGTAAATTATGAGACAGATCAACCAACAGTTTCAGCAAGAGATTTATATGAGCAGTTACATATCAAAACGCGATTCAATGATTGGTTTCCAAGAATGTGTGAATATGGCTTCCAAAATGGCGTGGATTTCAACTTACTCAAAATTGAGCAAGTTCAAACAGAGGGAACACGCGAGGTAAAGAGGGATATAACAGATTACAACATTTCAATTGATATGGCAAAACAGATTTGTATGATTCAAAGATCGCCAGAAGGAAAACAGATCCGACAGTATTTCCTTGATCTCGAGAAAGCATGGAACACGCCAGAGCAGATCTTTGCTAGAGCGTTGAAGATGGCAGATAAGACTATTGATCAACTAAAATCAGAGAATGCGACGTTGATTGAAGATAATGAACGAATGAAACCACATGCGATTCTGGGACATGCGATCGCAGCTGCAAATACATCGATCTTAGTTGGGGCATTAGCCAAAATTCTTAAACAGAATGGGGTAGAGACAGGACAAAGAAGATTATTTGAATGGTTGAGGAACAATGGTTACCTGATTAAGCAAAAAGGTAACGACTGGAATATGCCGACTCAAAAGAGTATGGAGATGGGACTTTTTGAAATTAAAGAATCTGTCCATATTGATGGAAACGGATGCAACAGAATTACTCGTACCCCGAAAGTTACAGGAAAAGGACAGCAGTACTTTATCAATAAGTTTTTAGCAGCTGAATAGAGAGCGATTTAAAGAAAAGATTTTCGCTCAAAAATGAGCAAAAGTACTGGAGGGAGACAATCAACAGATGGCTTAATCCTCTGTCCGATACATATAACCCCGAAACTCCTCCATAAAATTGGTTAATCATTAAAAATAGCACTCAATCGGACGGAGAGTTAAGCCATCTGAAGAAAGGTAGGTGATGAAAGTGTTCAAGGACAGGCTTAAAAAAGTGATGGTAGATCAAAATATCAACCAAGTAGAATTATCCAGGATCTGCGGTGTGAGTAGGTCAACCGTTAGCAAATGGATGTCTGGGGATTCGGAACCGGCGAAGGCGAGAAGAAATGAGATTGCAGAAGCATTTGATCTCCCAGAGAATTACTTCGAAGAGATAGTAATTCCCAAGCAGAAGATAGAGACGTTAACCCCGAAAGAAGCTGCATATTTAATGGGGATGAGCGTTGAATCAATACAAAAAGGACTGATTCAAGGAATTTTTCCATGGGGATATGCAATCCGAACAAGCGAAAAAAAGCATAGGTATTTCATAAATGCAAAAAAGTTTTTTGCGACTGAAATGATAAGCGTATGAGAAAGGGGCATAAAGATGCACACAGAAACAAAAGCAATGATCTGCACGTCAGCAGTGCTAATCGCAATTGGAATCTTTAAAGAATTAGCTGCAGTGTGTTTGATCACAGCAGTAGTATTTGAGGAAGGAGTGAAGAGGTTTGATAAATGAGAAAGAAATTCTGAAAGAGCTTGATGAACGAATTGCTATTCAGAACAGAAACATTGAAAGAGTAATTCAAGTATCAAACAATCAAGTGGAACTTGCTTTACTTGAAAGAGAGATTGCGACATATCTGAGTGTAAAGAAGCTGATAAAAGAAAAATGCACCCCCTGAAGCGGCAACTTCAGAAGGTGCGGATATAAATAATTTAACACAAGTGCATTATAGCACAGAAAGTGAGAAGGAACAATGACAAAAGAGTTTTTATTACAGTGCGATACAAAAATAGCAAAATCTATTGCATGTACAGCAGCGAAACATGACGATGAACATTTTGATATTACCAAAGAAGTAGCCAAAGATATTGTTTTTGAGGTTGCAAACAGCATAATGCCTATTTCTGAATTAACGGCGCCATATGTAGTAGCGGCTTTGAGATCTTTGGCGAATGGTATAGAGGAAGGGATGGATCCGTTGGATAAAGAATATGCAAAAGTGTTGCAGATTCTAATGGGACGAATCCAGTTCGAGAGAGAAGTAGAAAGGGTATAAACGATGAAGGAAGATAAATTGCTGATCAGTCGTGAGGTTTACGATGAGTTAGCAGCATCTTATGAAAGAGTTGAAACTCTTGTCCGGCTGCATAAAGCTGGACAGGATCTTGATACAAACCTGATCTTTCAGATCTTAGGGATCGGGTATCTATTAAACAAAGAAAAATTAGGAGGACATAACAATGGAGATCACAGTAAACGTAACAGGGCTTGACAATCTGGCAAATGCCATCTTTGCGCTGGCAAAGGCCGCAGGAAACTGCAAAGAGGGAACACAGGTAAATGCAACAAAGGTAGCACCCGTAGTGCAACAGACAGTTGTACCAACGGAAACAGTTGCGCCAGCAGCTACAACTGTACCAAGCACGCCACCAGTACAGCCTGTACCAGCAGCGCCCGTGGCACAAAATGCAGCATCTGCGGTTAACCCAGTGCCAACAGCCACAGCAACGCCTACATATACAATGGAACAGTTGGCAGTCGCAGCGACAGGTCTGATCGATGCCGGAAAGATGCAGGATGTCCAGAATACGCTGGCAGCTTTAGGTGCACAGACTCTGATGGATCTGCCACAGGAGAAATATGGAGAGTTTGCATCTGCGATCAAAGCGATCGGGGCGGTGATCTAAGATGGCGAAGAAAAGAAAACATGCTTTGTTATCAGCAAGCGGGGCGGTGCAGTGGATCCACTGTACTCCTTCCGCAAAACTGTGTGATGAGCTTCCAGATACAGAGAGCGCTTATACCAAAGAAGGGACTCTGGCACATGAGATCTGTGAGTTAAAACTGACAGCAGATTCTTTAAAGACCGGAACCTACACAAGAAGAATGAACAAGATCAAAAAGAATGAACTGTATCAGGAAGAGATGCAGGGATTCACAGATCAGTATGTTGACTATGTGGAGACACTTAGCAACAGTCTTTCAGAAAAGCCATATATGGCAGTGGAAAAAAGAGTTGAGTTTGATGAGTACGTGCCAGATGGATTCGGTACTGCAGACTGCATCCTGATCTGCGGTACGGTCATGCATGTCATCGATTTTAAATACGGAAAAGGTGTCCCAGTAAATGCAGGTGGGAACCCACAGATGGGATTATATGCACTAGGAGCATTAAAGGCTTACGGATTTTTATATCCGATCGAGGACATTTTTTTTCATATCGTACAGCCAAGGCTCAATAACTTTTCCACATGGAAAACGAACAAACGAGAGCTGACAACATGGGGCAATGTCGTAGTCAAACCGAAAGCTGAATTAGCTTACAAAGGAGAAGGAGAGTTTCGTTCCGGGGAACACTGCAGATTCTGCAAAGTCTTAAACTGCAGACAGAGAGCTTATGACAATCTGGAACTTCTGGAAACCTATGAAACAAAACTTCCACCGGAGCTTTCAGACGAAGAGGTGGGAGAAGCCCTTGCAAAAGCAGAACAGTTGGTTGCCTGGCATAAAAAATTAAAGTCCTATGCACAGACAAAACTGATCGATGGCGGAGAGATCCCAGGATGGAAGATCGTTGAAGGCAGAAGCAATCGTATGATCACAGATTACGAGAAGATGGCAGATGTCTTGGAACTGAACGGTTTCCCGAAAGAAACTCTGTATGAAAGGGCACAGCTTACCCTGACAGATCTTGAAAAGATGGTCGGAAAGAAAGACTTCCAGATGATTTGTGGAGAGTTTATCCAGAAGCCAAATGGAAAGCCAACACTTGCACCGGAATCCGATAAACGTCCGGCTTATAACCCGAAAACAACAGCAGCAGAAGATTTTAAATAAAAGGAGTAAAAAACTATGAGTAATACAAAAGTAACAACAGGCGAAGTAAGATTTTCATTTCCACACGTATTTCAACCACATGCTAACAATCCCGGACAGGAAGAAAAATATTCTGTGACGATCCTGATCCCTAAGACAGACACAGCAACGATCAATGCGATCCAGGCAGCAATGCAGGCTGCAGCACAGGAAGGTGTCTCTACAAAATTCAATGGTCAGATGCCGGCAATGCTGAAGAACCCGATGCATGATGGAGATGGAACAAGACCAAACGGAGAGCCATTCGGAGAAGAGTGTAAAGGACATATGGTTATGACAGCATCCAGTAAACAGAGACCGGAAGTTGTCGATGCAAACTGTCAGGCAATCTTAAATCCTGCAGAAGTATATGCTGGATGCTACGGAAGGGTTTCTTTAAACTTCTTCCCATATAACACAAACGGAAACAGAGGTGTTGGATGCGGACTGAACAATGTTCAGAAGACAAGAGAAGGTGATCCATTAACAGGAAGAACAACCGCAGCGGAAGACTTTGGACCAATGCCACAGGCGAATGCCCAGTCTGCAGCAGTTCCGCAGATGAACACACAGGCAGCAGCTACACAGCAGAGTGTGAATCCTGTCACTGGAATTAATCCAATCACGGGGGCTCCGATCAATGGCAGCGGAGTTATGGGATTATGATCCCGCAGAAAAACATCCTGCATATCGATATCGAGACTTATAGTAGTGTAGACATTGCAAAGTCCGGGCTGTACAAGTATGTACAGTCTCCGGACTTTCAGATTCTACTGTTTGCTTACGCTTACGATGATGGACCTGTTGAGATCATAGATCTTGCACAGGGGGAGAAACTTCCGGAAAAAGTGATCAATGATCTGAAAGCACCGGCAACGATCAAGATGGCTCATAACGCAAACTTTGAGATCAATGCATTAAGTCAGTTTTATGAGATCTGGCCGGATCAGTGGCAGTGTACGATGATTCATTCTCTTTACTGTGGGTATCCGGCATCCCTTGCAGGAGTTGGGAAAGCAATGGGATTTCCACAGGAGAAGCAAAAGATGGCAGTTGGAAAAGCACTGATCCGTTATTTTTGTGTGCCGTGCAAGCCTACAAAGAGAAACGGCGGACGCACAAGAAACTTTCCTGAACATGATATGGAAAAATGGAACCTGTTTAAAGAATACTGCAAACAGGATGTGGAAGTGGAACGCACGATCGAAGATCATCTGAAGGATTATCCGGTTCCAACGCAGGAATGGACCAACTGGCATTATGACCAGACTATTAATCAACAGGGGACTCAGGTGGACCTTGCACTGATCAATGGGGCATTGGAATTAAGTGATCAGGCAGCATTAAAGCTTGGAGATGATATACGGCGTGTTTCTGGAATCGATAATCCGAACAGTGTTGCCCAGTTAAAACAGTGGTTATCTGATCAACTCGGGAAAGATATTGATAAGTTAGGGAAAGAAGCAGTGAACGAACTGTTAGAAGCTCCACAGGTAAAAGCAAACCCCGCAGTTTATTATGTTCTGAAGAAACGTAAAGAGATGGCCAAGAGTTCTGTGAAGAAATACACAGCTATGGAAAACGCGGTCTGCAAGGATGGAAGAGTCCGTGGATTATTACAGTTTTATGGTGCAAACAGAACGGGGAGATGGGCAGGACGTCTGGTACAGGTCCAGAACCTTCCAAGAAACTATATTCCGGAGTTGTCACTGGCAAGGAATCTGGTAAAACAGGAAAATGCAGCGATGTTGGAACTGACTTATGGCAGTCTGCCAGATACAATCTCACAGCTGATCCGGACAGCATTTGTTCCAAGAGAGGGATATGAGTTTGTCGTTGCAGACTTTTCAGCGATCGAAGCGAGAGTGATCAGCTGGTTAGCTGGAGAGGATTGGAGACTGGAAGTCTTCCGTACCCACGGCAAGATTTACGAGGCTTCGGCATCCAGTATGTTTAACGTACCGATCGAGAAGATCAAAAAAGGAAATCCGGAATATGCACTCAGGGCAAAAGGAAAGGTCGCAGAATTAGCCCTCGGGTACCAAGGTGGTACCGGAGCATTGATCCAGATGGGAGCATTAAGGATGGGACTTACGGAAGAAGAACTTCCGGATATCGTACACCGATGGAGGACAGCGAACAAACGGATTCAGGATTTCTGGTATACGGTAGAGAATTGTGCGATCGAGACGGTAACACTCGGAACAACAAACCAGATCCAGCACGGGATCACGTTTATGAGAGATGCAGATTATTTTATGATCAAACTTCCTTCCGGACGATGCTTATTTTATCCAGACCCGCAAATCGGAGAGAATGCATGGGGAAATAAGAGTATCACATACATGGGCATCGATGGAACGAAAAAATGGCAGAGACTTGAAACGTACGGTGGGAAACTAGTCGAGAATATTGTACAGGCAGTGGCAAGAGATCTGCTGGCGAATGCGATCCGAAATATGTTATTCGGTGGTTATCTCATCAACTTTCATATCCACGATGAGATCATAGCAGAAGTGCCAAAAGGTTCTGATCTGACACTGGAGAAAGCCATCGATCTGATGTGCAGGGCTCCGGAGTGGGCAGAAGGGCTGCCGTTAAACGCAGATGGATTTACAGGAGATTTCTATAAGAAAGAGTAGGAGGAACGGCATGTTTCAGAATGACTTAAAAATTAAAATATCAACGGGAAGCAGCCGAAGATCAAAGACCTGGCTGAAACAGGAGATGTACTGGTCTGATTTTGTAGAGAAGCTTGAACATCCGATCAGGACAGAAGAAACTCTGGCAGAGTATATGGGTTACCGCAAAGCAAAGCAGGATGAGATCAAGGACGTCGGCGGTTTTGTCGGTGGCGAACTTTCCGGAGAACAGAGAAGAAATGAAAATGCCGGTTATCGCTATCTGATCACACTGGATGCCGACCATATAAAACCGGGTGGAACTGATGAGGTGATCGGCATCTTAGAAAACCTTGGTTGTTCTTATGTGGTCTACAGTACCAGGAAGCATGAAGAAGCAGCACCGCGACTTCGAATCATTCTGCCACTGGATCAGCCTGCTTCTCCAGATGAATATGAGCCGATTGCAAGACGTGCCGCGGAGTATATCGGAATGGGCATCTTTGACCCGACAACTTTCGAAACAGTTCGATTGATGTACTGGCCAAGCTGCAGTAAGGACAGTCAGTATCGATTCTGCTATGCAGACAAGCCGTTTTTAAGTAAAGACGGAATGCTTGCAACATATGATAACTGGAGAGATATCACACAGTGGCCGGAAGTTCCAGGAGCGGTAAAGCTCCGTGACCGCAGTATCAAAAAACAGGGAAATCCATTAGAAAAGAAAGGAATCGTCGGTGCATTCTGTAAGACCTATACAGTAGAGCAGGCAATGGATGCGTTCTTAGGTGGTATCTATGAGCCATGTGATATGCATCCGGGCCGCTATACCTATACAGAGGGTTCGACAGTTGGCGGAGCCGTGTTATATGAGGATGGATTATTCTTATACAGCCATCATGCCACAGATCCTGCAGGTGGAAGATTATGCAATGCATTTGATCTGGTCCGGATCCATAAGTTTTATGAACTTGATTATGGATCAAAGGAAGGAACGCCGATCACAAGGCTTCCATCCTTTTCTGCAATGTGTGAGTTTGCGATGGAACAGCCAAATGTTGCAAAAGTCATTACTGCAGAACGATATGAACGTGCACAGTCCGAATTTTCACAGGATATATCAAAAGAAGATCTTGACTGGATGGAAAAGTTAAGCTGCAGTTCACAGACAGGAATGCCGAATAAGACGATCGATAACGTGTTGATCATTCTGGAGAACGATCCAAACTTAAAGGACCGATTATATCATGATGAATTTGCGAACAGAGCAACTGTTTGCAGACCGATGCCGTGGGAATTTCATCCGGAGTTTCCTTATAAGGATCGCGCATGGACCGATGAAGATGATGCTGGATTAAGACATTACATGGAGAAGACTTACGGGATCACAGGAGAAAAGAAGATATTAGACGGCATGGCGATCTATGCAAATCGACATAAAAGACATAAGATCCGAGAATACCTTACAGGCCTTAACTGGGATGGGGTCAGACGATTAGATACGCTATTGATCGATTATTTCGGAGCAGAAGATTCTGAATATGTACGTGCGGCAACAAGAAAGACTTTGTGCGCTGCGGTTGCCAGAGCCATGCATCCAGGATGTAAGTTTGATTATATGCTGATCCTGTCCGGAGCGCAGGGCGTTGGAAAGAGTACGTTCTTTTCGATGTTGGGCAAAGACTGGTATTCCGATTCAATGAGTACCTTTGAAGGGAAAGATGCGGCAGAGATGGTGCAGGGCTACTGGATCATTGAAGCTGGGGAGTTGACTGGATTTAACAGATCAGAGATGAATGCGGTCAAACAATTCTTAAGTAAGAAAGAAGATGTTTATCGTATGCCGTATGGACGCAGGACTGCGAATTTTCCACGAAACTGTATCATCGTAGGAACTACGAACGATAAAGAGTTCTTAAAGGACAGAACAGGAAATCGTAGATTCTGGCCAGTTGGACTCGGAAAACAGAAACCAAAGAAGAACATCTTTCAGGAACTGCCGGCAGAAGTCGATCAGGTATGGGCAGAAGCGGCTGCAAGATGGATGTTAGGAGAGCCGCTGTATATGTCCGGGGATGTCGCCAAAGTGGCCCAGGAGAAGCAGGAGACTTACAGAGAAGCATCTCCAAAAGAAGGTGTGATCAGAGAGTTCCTGGAGAAGAAGATTCCAACAGACTGGAAGGAAAAGAGTCAGGCACAGAGAAGGTCATTTTTCAACAGTGAATTTCAGGTAAAAGATGAGAGCAGTATGGTTGAACGTGATCGAATATGTGCGGCAGAGGTCTGGTGTGAGTGCTTTGGCGGTGATCTCAAACAGATGCGAAGACAGGATACGATAGAGATTAATGGCATTCTAAATTGCATCGATGGATGGCAATGTATATCATCTGTAAGGTTCGGTCCATACG